GTCCAGTGCGTCTTAAGTAAGCGATGTAGATGTATCCACCTGCGCCTCCTCCACCTCCACCGCCGCCGCCTACGTTTCCAGCAGCTCCGTTGGCTCCGTTTCCTCCGTTACCACCACCAGAAGAGAAAACTGCTGCAGGAGTTGACGCACCAGTGACAAATTCTTGGCAATAAATTGCGCACATGCCGCCGCCCGCGCCGCCTCCGCCGCCTCCGCGACCAGCGACTGCACCGTCTCCGCCACCCGAAGAACCACCGGCACCGCCAGCGCCTCCAGTGATGATTGTTGCACCTCTGAGGAACGCTGTCTCTATTCGATCAAACTCAACAAGGTTCGAAGCCGTCGCGCCCGCGCGAGAAGCGCCACCAGCATTTGCCCCAGCATTTCCAGAACCGCCAGCGCCTCCAGCTCCACCGTTTCCTCCGTTGGAAGGTGACACGTTCGTTGGAGCACTTGCCGAAACACCGGCACCAACCACTCCAGTAGCTCCGGAACCTCCAGCTCCCGATCCGCCGAGCATGTTTGTGACTTGTCCTGTAGCTCCACCTGCTCCAGTTTGAGTTGAAGCATTGGAGCCATTTGTGCCGTTAAACCTGATAGAGTTTGCGTCTGCGTTAGTTAAGATTATTTTCTTCGCATAGAGGGGAAATCCATTCAAATTAATCGCTCCACTAGGTCCCATTGTCAGTTCGTTGTAATATTGTGGTCCGGTCAAATTCAAAACACCCGTGAGTGTGACGTCACCATCCGAGCCGCCGCCAAAATCTTGCTGTAAGTTTTCTTCAGCCCAAACAGGAACTCCGCCGTTCGATTGCAAAATGTACTTATCAGTTCCAAGCGGAAGTCGCGCCGTTTGGTTTGCAAGATCACGGATGATCATATCCCCAGCCGTCGTCATTGGGTCCGTTACTTTTGCGTCGATTGCAGTTTTTGTGACCTGAACGCTTGGAGCTTGGTCTGTTTGACTTCCCGCCAATGTGTTCACAACCGCAGCCGTGCGCGCGCGTGAAGTCGTGTGATACAAATTGCCAGCTTCCGTCACGTCGTCAGTGTCTAAAGTAACCGCGCCAGTTTTACCAGCAACGCTTGAAACCGCGTCCGTATTGTCGACCTTGCCCCAGGCTGTACCGTCGAAAATCGCCCAGTCACCGACCTGCCAAGACGTTACGCCATCAAGATTCGTAGAACCAGCGAGCTGGCGTCCCATAGCCCTTGAAATGAAACCTGTCCGAGAACAGCGTCAGGAATTTGACCGATGGGAACTTTTCCAGCTACCAAGTCGGCTTTATTGTTGAGCGCCGCTTGAGTCGCAGTCGAAATTGGTTTTGATAGATCTGAAGTATTGTCAACCGAGCCGAGCCCGACGTCTGCGCTATTTAAAGACACAGCGCCGGTTTTGCCCGCCACGGATTGAACCGGAGCCACTGCCGCAGCCTCGGAAAAAGTTGTATATTGTGGGTGTGGGTCAGCTGCCGCCTCGTGCGCGAGAACTCCTAATGAAACCCTGGTGTCCGCCGCTGAATTGAAGTCTGAAATCGTGCCTGAGTTTTGAGTCCCTGTGTGCGTTGATCGGTCTCTAAGCGATGCGTTTGAATCGTTTACCGTTGCGCCAGCCGCAATTCCGTCGAGCTTCGACTTGTCCGCTTGGCTCATGAATCCAGCAACTAAATCCGTTGCCACTCCATGTTCCGTGACGCCAGTAGAGCCGACGTGACTTAATGGAGCGAATGACCCTACGCCGCCCTCAATAATGACAAAAGAACCGTCGGAAAGTTTTCTTGTTTTTTTATCGTTTGCCAAGTCGATGAACTCAAACGCCTCTCCGGCTGCTGGCGTTGGTACATCAGCTCTATTTTTGAACTCGTATCCATAAATTCCCATACTAAATTCCTTCCACCGTTCCTTGATTTCTCAATATCCCACGGTTCATAAATACGCCCTTCACGAACATGACTCGATTCTCTTGAACGACGACTGTTTTGTCCAAAGGTATTTGCTTCCAAAACGGCATCTGTTGCGTATCGTCTTCGATGAATCGAATAATGCCTTTGTTATTCACTACCCCCTGATTTCTCAACGGGGTTTTTAAAAGCATTTCATTCACTTCCGAAATGTTCAACTCTTCGCCTGGCTTTACCCACCAAACAGAAAATCCAGCTCCTCCGCCGCCGCTGCCACTTCCTGGGTCTCCCGGAATTCCTTGCGGTCCGCGCGGTCCCTTCGGTCCTGGCTTGCCGTCCTTGCCGTCTTCACCTTGCAAGTCAACCCATGGTCCCCATGAGCCGTCAGGGTTTTGAAAACGAAGCTCCGTGCCGCGCCATTCATGCTCTGGTGCGGGTCCGATTTCCCCTTGCGGGCCCTGTGGTCCTTCAGGTCCTTGCGGCCCTGCGGGTCCTTGTTGCTGGGTCGCCTGGGCCGTCCATATCCGCGTCCGGTGGAACTGTGAACTTCTGATCGAGGTCGACTTGTACGCCGTTCATATCCAAATGATTTGCGTCGTTTCCGGTTTTTCCGCCGTCGCGCGTGCGATCATCTTGAACGGAAACCCACTCCTTCTTCAAGCCTGGGATTTCAAGAGCCTTGGCAGCCTCGACCGTGGCGTTGTTTGATGCCATTGATACTTCCGTGCGCGCAATCAGCATGGCGCGAGACTTCGACAATGAGTCAAAAGCGTCACGCAATTCGCCCGCAAAATCGACCGGTTCTTCCGTTCCATCGGCGCGTTCGTCGCGGATTGCCTCCGCCGTGAGTCTTTGAACTACTTTTCGAACTTGTTTTCTGGTGGTGCCTTCAATGTCTGTGATGGCGTTTCCGGTTCTTGTCTTAATGTAGCGGTCTGCCCATTGTTCCCAAGTACGCTCGCTAGCTTTAGTTTCAATTCTAAGTCCGAGAGATTTAGCTTCCTGAAATACTCGCCGACCGAAATCCTCAACTGAGAACTTGATGTAGCGTTGGATTGTTTTTGATATATCGACCATGCCCGCGTCGATGGCTTTTTGTAGGGCATATTCGGCTGTTCTGGGTTCTTTATCTTTGAGGGCTTTTTCAAGAGCGCGCCCCAGTTCTTCGAAATCTTGCTCTAGTGAGCGTTGAAAGGGTCTTTCGAGTCGTTTGCGTTGGGCGTTCATTCGACGCCATGATTGACGCTTTTCGCGTTGATTGAGGAGGTTGAAGTTTTTCCACTCCTTTACCTCCTCATCGTCCCCGATTACTTCTTCTTCGGAGTCTTCTTCGTTGTCTTCTTGGCTGGTTTCTTCATCTTGGTCTCCTTCCTCCGAATCGCTGTTTGTCTGATCCGTTTCCAAATCAGACGAACTTTCTTCAGGAGTGTCAAGCAATTGATTTCCGATCATGAAAACGTCCCACCCCTCAACTGGTTCATATCCAGCGAGTTCACGCTTTTCGTTTTGCGTGATGAAGTTGAGAGCGTTGATCGTGACGTACTTGGCTTGGCGCTTGTCCGTGAGTGCCTCGATGTCGTCGCGGTCGTATTTTACTTCGATAGTATCACCGAACCACTGACGCAAATAGCGCGTGAGCTCGAACTCAAACATGTCCATCATCGGCATGATCGTGTCCACGTACATAGCGTCTTTGGCCTCTTTGTAGTTTTGATAAGTAGATTGACCGAATCCCAACAACTGAGACGGAACTCCGAACGCGTTGCAAATATCGGTCGACGTAACCTTTTTGCCTTCAAGCCATTCCATTTCTTTCGGGTTCAAGGCGATTTGTTCCCAGCTCATGCCACCTTCGAGCAGCATTGGGCGCGCGACGTTTTTCGGTCCGGCGTATCGTTCTTCAAGTTGACGCTGTAAAAACGTGCGCTGTTCTGACGTCAGCATTCCGCCAGGATTTGAGTCACTCGATGCGACCTTGAGAACTCCAGAAGGTTGAGCCATGTTCTGAAGCAAGGACAAATTCCATCTGTTTGAGCTGTTGAGCTGGTCTACGTTTAAAATAATGGCCTCAATCGGGCTCATGCCGTACCAGATACTCAACGGGTGAAATGTTTTAATGTGTTTGATTCGGCTTTTGCCTGTGATCGGGTCTGCCGCCCAAAAGCGTTCGTTCTGTCCGTCTTTGAACATGTACTGAGAGACTGTGCCCACCGCGTTCGGAACCACGCGCATGAGGTCGGGGCGCACAGACCACAACTCTGAGGGAGGAGCGTTTGGAGTTGGGCCCGCGCCTTCGATGTATGTATTTCCTGCAATTAAATAGTACGCGACGACGCTTTCAAAATACGCCGACCAGCCTTGAAGCGGATTCGGTGATTGTAACAGATTCCAAACCGGACCGTTCGTCACTTCTTGCCCGCGTCGATAAACTTCCCAACGAATACCCGCCGCCGCCGTGGATAACAATTTCACGCATCGATAAACGACCACGTTCTTTTGATAGCCTTCTTTTGAAAACCCTGCGTAGTTGGCTTCGGTTGTAACAGGCTGCCCGAGCTTTTGAACTGACATCGCCATGCGGGCTTGGCTCGCTTTGGAGCCGAACAGAAACCTCATTCGATCAAAGAACGTCATAGAATTGTGATCCTTGGTTGGTATTGATTGAAGTTATTGAAATAGTCTGCCATCTGGGAAGTCGTGTCAACTTGGTCGTCGTGCGCGGTCGCTGGGAATTGCTCATGCTCTCGAATGAAATCAGATAACCACGACGCTTGTCGAGGCAAAAAGCATTTTCCAGACCGCACAAACGGAGTTGCCTCAATGGCGCGCAATGTTTTGTCCTTGGCGCGCGGGTCGTAGGCCTTAATGGGAATTGTCGTTTTCCGGCGTGCGTACTGAATCATTGATGAGCCTGAAGACTTATCCTCGATTTGAACCTCGTTCGGTCTCCACTTGTTGTATTGCTGTTGAATGGCGTTTTCTAGGTCTGGTGCTTCCATCTTGGCGCGGAACAAGTCGAGTAAGTAAAACCCGTCGGCGGCCTTGCCCCAAGTCGCGCACACAGAATAGTCATTCGTGAGTCCTGGCTTTTGCGCCGTGTCCCAGAACTGCACCTTCCACTGAATCCAAGATGGAGCCTGATCGTAGTAATTCCACCACTCGCGCTTGAAAATTTCTCCGCCGTCCTTTGTTGGTTTTTGTTGATAAAGCGCCTGCCAATACTGGTCTGGTAATCCGTTTCTGATGTTTATCAAAGAATCTAGAGAATAGCGTTCTGGACATAGGGCCTCATTTTCCAATCGCCCCAGGAGATCATTCTCCTCTGAAATAGCTGGCAGTGAAATCATAGTCCAGTCATCGCCGTGATCATTCATTAGGTACCCGGCTAAATCATCGTGATGCCACCGGGTCATGATCACTATGATAGTCGCTCCAGGCTCCTGTCGTGTATAAAATGTTGAGTTAAACCAATCCTTTACTTTTTCTCTGTATGTTTCAGAGCTGGCCTCTTCCCAGTTTTTAATTGGGTCGTCGCAGATAAGCAAGTGACCGCCCTTTCCAGTGATGGACCCTCCAATACCTGCAGTGGCCATAGATGAGCCATTTGAAAGCATGAACCTATTGGCAGCCTTATTGTCTGATGTGAGCTTCCTGCCAGCAAATTCATTTGCATCAAAATGGTTTCGAACCCATCGACCAAATCCAGTCGCGAGCTCGGCTCCATACGATGTCAGAATGACATTCTTTTCGCCAAAATTATCCAAGTACCAGGCCGGGAGCCATTTCGAAAATGTTTCTGTTTTGCCGTGCCTTGGTGGCATCGAAAGAATAAACCGCCCACCACCAGTCACTATTTTTGACGTTATCATTTTCAATGGAACCATCAAATGCCTGTATGGTTTCCACTTTTTTCCGCTGCATTTTTGCGCGTAAGTATCAGGAAACGCGCGCCAAAGATCGGCTAATCCATCAAAATCATTCGGCTTCATCGTCCACCATCTTTTGGGCGATGGTTCGCGCTGCCTCTAAAAGAGATTCGTCGTTGATAATTTCCGCCAACGGATTTTTATTTGAAACCTTCGCCTTGATGTCTGAAACGTGTTCGAACTTATCAGCCCAACCGCACATATTTTTCAGGCAGAAAATCAACATGGTGTTATCTTCTTTTTCAATTGCTTTCCTAAGGGCCGTTCTGATGAGCGCGTGCCGAGTGTGAACCATGTTTTGTGCCCTAAACTCGACAAACGTGAGATCAAAATTGTCTCGAATAAACCTCTCAATCGTCCGCGGCGCGACTTGAAACCAAGCAGCCGTATCTTCAAGCGTAGGCTTCATCCGCATGAATGCCTTGAGTTTTTCGATTTCTATTTTGTCTGTTTTTGTGGCAAAAGCTGGCATTTTAACCCTGCCCTAATTGGAGCGCATCGGTCGGACTTTCACCGCCCCCTACCTCTTGGAAAGAGGTCGTGCCAGATTCAACACTAGATGCGCGTATTTTTTGGCCTTTATACATCCTCACTTCATCTGGAATTTTGTCAATGAATTTGAATCTTGCCTCCAGAGATTTGTCGAAGAAGTAAATATACTTCATCTGAAACCCTTCAATTGGCTTCAATTTCAGGACTGTCGATAAGTTTTGTCCATTTGGGGTCAGTTTGTGATCTAGGGATTTTTTAGCCACCACTTTTCGTTTTTTTGTCCCGTGATTGAATGCCACTTCACCGTTTCCAGCATCAAGAAGCGAGTTATTTTTCTTGAATGAGTGCAGTTTAAAACCACTTGCGCGGTAAATAGTTCCATCACCGCACTGGCAGGCGTCCGCAAATGAAATAATACATCTTAAATGTGGATATGTTTTCTTCAATATTCTTAAACAAACAGAAATTGCGCGACTCTCGGAGTTTTTTGGAAGCACATCAGAAAACGCCATTCGATTCAACTCAAGAAAATGATTCATGTCTATCCCAAGATTTTCACCCATCCGCCGTTTGTCTATCGACGGTCCGAACTGCAAGACGCCCTGTAAAGTTCCTTCCCAGAAAACTCCAAAATGAATTTGTGAGTTTTGAGTCGACTTTCCAGAATAATGGAATCTTTCGACAATTTTTCTGGCCGATGCACCATCGATTGATTTGATAAGAATGTTTTTAACCATATAGATACCGTTTCAGAATTGCTGCGAGCGCATTTCCGTTGGAATTTTTGTTCAATTCGTCTTCGCAGTGCTCGTTTTTCTTTGATTTTGCTATTGCCTCGTCGAGTATGTCCTTTTGCTCATTGGATAAGACGAAAGTGACTGTCTGAATTCCAGGGTCTGAAGTTGCTAGCGAAGGCATTTCGACTTCAAGCGGCTCGACTTTGAAATCTGGAATACCTAATACGTCAAAATCAATGATTTCGTCCTTAAATTCGAAGGCAATTTCATTGATCTTGTTGTCATCCATTTCTGCAAGCTCTGCAATTTTATTGTCAGCAATCACGTCAGCAAATTCTTGAGCCTCGGATTCGTAGTCCTGAAAATCGACAGCCGCATGGGTCCATTTCAGCTTCTGGAGGGCCATCAATCGACCATGACCCTTAGTGATGAAGCCTGATCTATTTGAGACGACGATGGGTGAACGCTGTCCCTGGTAGGCGATCACCTTGGCCAGAAAATCGATTTGAACTTCAGGATGATCATTCGGATTTCGTGGATTTGGCACCAGTTCAAAAATTGGGACTATTTTTTTGTACGCACATTTGAATTTTGTCAGATCAATTTGATTTTCAAGCATCGCTACCTCAATAAGAACTGACCACAATTGATAGGATAAAGGCAATTCATTTGATGCATTGAGTCTAGGAAATGAGCTGCAGAAATAAAAAACCCCGCGCCGAGAGTAACGTCGAAACGCGGGGTCTGCC